ACAGGAAACATTGTGCTCAACAAGAACTGTGCGTTCTGTGACTACAGATTTGAATGTTGGCCTACGTTGCAAGAGCTACCATCTAAGGCATCACAAGCACGTGATCCTAAGACAGTGGCATACATTAAAGTAAAGGAGTGATACATGCTAGGAGATGATGAAATTAAAGAGATGCAAGAAGAGATTGACATGCTTGAGAAAGAGGTAGCTAAGCGTAAGAAAGAACTAAGTGATCGACGTTATAGTGGTCTACGTGCCGCAGTTGAAGCACGGCAATCTGCAGACAAAGCTATTCTTGAAGAGCTACGTAGTCTTGGCTATGCAGTGACTAGAAAGAACTGGATGTTCTGATGGACGGAAGGCAGTTTAAAGCTGCCCTGAAACATGGGTATAGGAGCGGGCTAGAGATTAAGATCAAGGATTACTTGAAAGAGAACAACGTTCCCTTTAAGTATGAGAAGGTCAAGATCGAATGGGAAGACCTGATGTACCGCACCTATACCCCCGACTTCATTCTACCCAACGGGATTATTATTGAAGTAAAGGGTAGGTTCACATCAGAGGATCGCAGGAAACATCTTGCAGTAAAGAAGCAACACCCAAACCTAGACATTCGGTTTGTGTTCGAAAGCAGTAGACGCAAGCTTAGCAAGGGTGCTAAGACTACATATGGTCTGTGGTGTGAGAAGCATGGCTTTCAATACTACGATAGGATCATTCCACAAGAGTGGCTAAAAGAAAAGGGTAAAGACACACACCCTGATCTGATTAAGTTTCCATTCTCAAAGATTAAAAGGAGCTAATGTGAACGAAGAAAGTATTTTAATCGACTTTGATCCTAACGACTTCCTCATTAGGCTTAACCCAATGCTAGATGAAGATGGATATTGGTCTGGTGATATTTCAGTAGGTATTGTCACAACACCAGAAAACAATCTGGACGAAGAAGACTTCGATCAGATGATGTATCTTACTATGCTAGTCACTGCATCCTTGCCCTTGATGGAAGACAGTGTAGAGTTTAGAAAGGCACTAAACAAATACGCTAAGAAACTTCACAATGATTCAGATGAAGAATCGCCAAAGCCTAAGACAGAAAAAATCGCTGACAACGTAATCAAATTAAAATTCTAGGAGGCAACATGTTTGATCCCGTAGATAAACCGAAACATTATAACATGGGTGACATTGAGTGCATCGATTACATCAAACAGGTTCTAGGATTGGAAGGTTTTATTGCGTACTGCCGTGGTAATGCAATGAAGTACCAGCACAGAGCAGAATATAAAGGCAAGTTTCTAGAGGATATGCGTAAGCATAACTGGTATAGCAACAAAGCCACAGAAGCTATTGAGGAATTAAATGCTAGTAAAAGTACTACTCACTCTTGAAATAGACGAAGAAGAATATCACATGCCTGTTGATGGATTCGTTGATGATGAAATTCACGAGGCATTACATGAATTTATCTATGACATTGATGGCATAGATATTAAGCATATCAAAATCGTATCGGAGTAATTGAATGAACAACTACCTACCTACGGATTACCAGTCTTTTATTCATACATCTAGGTATGCTCGTTGGCTGGACAATGAAGGTCGGCGTGAAAGCTGGCCTGAGACAGTACAGAGATACATGGATAATGTTGTATATCCTAAAGCGGGAAACGACTCTTATATTAACCAAATTCGTGATGCTATCCTTGGTCTGGAAATCATGCCATCCATGCGGGCTATGATGACTGCTGGTCCTGCACTGCAGCGTGACAACACCTGTGCATACAACTGTAGCTACTTGCCTATCGATGACCCGAAGTCCTTCGATGAGGCTATGTTTATTCTGCTATGTGGCACTGGTGTTGGCTTCTCAGTTGAACGTCAGTTTGTCACAAAGCTGCCTGAGGTTCCTGAGTTGTTCAACAGCGATACCACTGTCGTTGTGAAGGACAGCAAAGAAGGTTGGGCTAAGGCGCTTCGTCAGGTCATCGCACTACTCTACAGTGGTGAGATTCCAAGATGGGATGTTTCTAGGGTGCGACCTGCAGGTTCCCGCCTCAAGACCTTCGGTGGCCGTGCTAGTGGACCTGCTCCCCTGATCGACTTGTTCAACTTTGTTGTAGCCAAGTTCAAGGCAGCAGAAGGTCGTAAACTTACTGACATTGAGTGCCACGACATTATGTGTAAGATTGGTGAGGTTGTTGTTGTTGGAGGTGTACGCCGCTCAGCCATGATTTCTCTTTCTGATCTTAACAGCATTGCTATGTCTCAGGCAAAATTCTCTTCATACGATGTTGATGAATATGTACTTGTCTCTGAGGACGAAACCAGTTGGGCATATGCACTAACTATGAAAAAGAATCCTGCTGTACGTCCTACTTACAAGGTAACCCTATACAAAGGGAAGGATAAAGACGACTACAATCAACAAAGACTTGAGTATGAAAAGAAAGTAGGTTGGTGGACCATTGAACCTCAAAGGGCACTGGCTAACAATTCTGTCAGTTACGCTGAGAAGCCGGATGCAGTTGGTTTTATGAGTGAGTGGATGTCACTGGTCGAGAGTGGTAGCGGTGAGCGTGGTATCTTTAACCGTCAAGCATCAAAGAAGCAGGCATCAAAGAATAGCAGACGAGACGCAGACCAAGAGTTCGGAACAAACCCCTGTAGTGAAATCATCCTGCGACCCTATCAGTTCTGCAATCTTACAGAAGTTGTCGTCCGTGCGACAGACAGCATTGAAACGCTTGAGCAAAAAGTAAGACTGGCTACCATCCTTGGTACGATTCAGTCTACCTACACACACTTCCCATATCTTCGTAAGAAGTGGAAGGACAACACAGACGAAGAGAGGTTGCTGGGTGTTAGCTTGACAGGCATCATGGACAACCCGCTACTAACCCTAAATAATGCAGGATTGGAGAAAACACTTGAACATCTCAAAGCTATCGCTGTTGACACTAATCGTGAGTGGGCTGAACGTCTTGGCATCCCTGTTTCTGCTGCTATTACTTGCGTTAAGCCCTCTGGAACCGTCTCACAACTTGTGGATAGTGCTTCTGGCATCCACGCTCGTCATTCCTATTACTACATTCGTACTGTACGTGGCGACAATAAAGATCCACTGACACAGTTCATGAAGGATATGGGTGTACCCTCTGAGCCTTGTGTGATGAAGCCTGAGACAACTACTGTATTCAGCTTCCCGCAGAAGGCACCTAAGAATGCTGTAGTCACTGCTGATATGACAGCCATTGAACAGCTTGAGTTGTGGTTGGCTTATCAGCGCAACTGGTGTGAACACAAACCATCTGTCACAATCAACGTGAGGACTGACGAGTGGTTTGATGTTGGTGCATTTGTCTATAAGCACTTTGATGAGATGTCGGGTGTCAGCTTCTTGCCCTACAACGAACACACATATCAGCAGGCACCCTATCAGGAAGTTGGCAAGACTGACTATGAAAATCTTCTATCATTGATGCCAGAAAAGATTGACTGGTCTCGTCTATCGGAGTATGAAAAGGAAGACACAACTAAGTCAAGCCAGACCTATGCGTGTACTGGTGAGGTCTGCGAGGTTGTAGACTTAACGTAAATGTATCATAGACAGGGCATGAGGGCGTCTTGTGTCCTGTTTATAAAACACATAATAATATAAGGAGACACCATGTCTGTACGTAAGCCTTTTGAGAAACATCTTTATGACAAGTATGATAACAAAGCTAAGGATGCTCTCATAAAACTACTTGAAGATCGTGGGCATAAGATTATTTCTGTGTCTGAAAACTATTATGCTGACGTAGTTAGTGAGTACAAAGGCTACACGTTTCACAGCGAAGCGGAAGTCAAGACTGCTTGGACAGGTGAGTGGCCTACAGATTGGGATGAGATTCGTATTCCTGAACGTAAGTCACGCTTGATCAACAAGTACAATGGCTGTGTAGACTTCTACATCTTCGACAATAGCATTGAACAGTGCTGGCGTATCGAAGGTCGCAAGCTTACGGCAGACATGGTGAAGCCTGCCTTTGGTCGAAACATTCGTAGTGGCGAGACATTCTATCACTACCCATATAAGGATGCAGAGCTACTTGTTGTAGCGTAATCCTGTTACCTAAAACAATAACATGCGGAGATTATGGCTTGTATTCTCCGCATTTTTACTGTAGAAGATAATCTTCCCTTAGCTCAGCTGGATAGAGCAAGTGACTTCTAATCACTAGGTCGGGAGTTCGAATCTCTCAGGGAAGGCCAACTTACATGTCATCACATAGGAGATTTATATGGCATACTGGGGTTATCACGCAATGTTTGACTGTGCTGCTTGTGACATTGACTTGATCAGTGACAAGCAGAATGTGTACAACTTCATTAAGGAACTTGTTCCTGCTATCGACATGGTTGCATTTGGTGAACCCATGATCGAACACTTCGCTACTCATGCACCTGACAAAGCTGGTATCAGTTTCTGTCAGATGATTGAGACTAGCAACATCTCTGGTCACATGGTTGACCTGAATGGTGATGCCTACATCGACATCTTTTCTTGTAAGCCTGTGGATATTGGCATTGCACAGGACATGATCCAGAAATTCTTTGAGCCTAAGAAGATCAGAGTCAACTTCGTCACTCGTTCTGCTGGATAAAGGATAGTGCCTCAGAAGCATTGCTGGCGATGCAGCGGATTTGTAACCCGAAGATAGTCTGTTCGATTCAGACCTGAGGCACCATTATATATAAGGATTATATCTATGGCTAAAGTTCCAAACGTTACATGGAAACCAGAACCACTTAAAAAGAAAACATCACAAGGTAACACTAAGTCTCAGATCAAGCTTAGCTCTATGAATAAGCACAAGAAGCGTAGCTACAAACCAAACAGAGGGCAGGGGTAATGCCTAGTCCGTGTGTACGTGGCTGTCTGCTTTCAGATGGTGTGTGCACCTCATGTAAAAGGACGATCATAGAGATACGAAACTGGTCTATACTCACTGAGAAAAAACAACTGGAGATAATGGAATCAATAAACAATGGTACAACAAGAAGCCAAACGTACTCGCAGGAAGACTACATACAAAAACGCAGAAAGAAAAGACACAGCAGACCTACTGCCTCAGAATGAGAGACAGAAGGAATACATTGATGCGATTGAGAATTACAAACAAATCATTGTCCTTGGTCCTGCAGGAACAGGTAAGACATACATTGCGGCTACGTATGCAGCCAATCTGTATATCACTAAGCAGATTGACAAGATCATCATCACTCGTCCGAATGTAGCAGCAGGTAAATCTATTGGCTACTTTCCGGGTACACTTGAAGAGAAGATGATGCCGTGGGTCATGCCTGTTCTTGAGGTACTGCATTGGCACTTAGGCAAAGGTGCAGTTGAAACTGGCATAAAGAATGGTAACATTGAAATTGCACCCTTTGAAACTATGCGAGGAAGATCTTTCACAGATGCGTTTGTAATTCTTGATGAAGCACAGAACGTAACACCACATGAGATTAAGATGTTCTTGACACGTGTTGGAGAAAACTGTAAGGTTATTCTCAATGGCGATATCTTTCAGTCCGACTTGCAAGAGACAAGTGGGCTGAGTAAAGCCATTCACATGGTCAAGAAGTACATGCTTCCAGTTCCAGTGATTGAATTTAGAATGGAAGACATTGTACGATCTGATCTGTGTAAACAATGGATAGCTGCATTTATGCAAGAAGAAAAGAAAGGGCACTGAATGAAACAGAAACTTTCACGAGAGCAACGTGGTCTTGGCAAGTATGACGCACCATTGCGTATGCAATACGAGAAAGGCTACAAAGACTTTCAACGTGGTAGAGTTACTAATCCTTTTCATTCAGATACAATGCAGCATAGGGAGTGGCAACGGGGCTTTGACAAAGCTTATGCCGAGCAGCTAAGTAGAGTGCAGGAGAATGAACAAGCTAGAGCAAGAGGCACAAGAGTTTCTAAAGGAGAAGTACAAAATGTCTGACTTCAATTCGTATCAACGGTCAGCGTCTAGGAC